CCTCAAGCACCTGAAGCTGAAGGGGTACCTGCAAACCATCCCCCGTCCGGCGCAAACGACGACGCACCAGCACCTCGCCAGCCTCGACCATTTCCCGGCAGATCAGCGTCTGCAGCCCGTAGAAGTCGAGCTGGCCATCAGCATCAGCGACGTCTGACCACCGTGCGAACAAAGCATCAACCTTGCGATCCAGCTTGTCGTCGCCACTCGCAGCGCGCGGCATGATCCCCGCACCGACGATGTTGTTAACCAGCACCGCCACGGCCTTTGCCGCGTGCGGATTATTCCGCACCAGATCGCGCATCCGGTCGCGCAAGAGTGCCCCGGCCACGCCAACCTCGGTGTCGGCGGATGTGCCTGGCGCGCGCCAGCCGTCGGTGCGTCGTCCCTTCGCAGCACCATCATAGCCCCGTGTCAGGGTTTCGAACGCCTGCCGCGCCAGCACGCGCCGCGCCGCAGTACGCGGTGCCACCGAGGCAATCGCATGGTCAAACCAGTTGGCTGACATCAGCGATCCCCGCGCGAGAAGCCCGCGAGACCAGCGACCGGCAAAGGCCGGGTCGTGCCCCCGATGGCCCGCTCGATGGTCCGGATGCGGGTCAGCAAATCCTCGGCTGAGCCATAATCGACGGATTTGCCGTCATAGCTGACGCGCGTCGTGCCGCTGGCATAGGCCCGGCGCAGCGCCGAAAGTTCGGTTTCCGTGCAATCTGCCATCAAAACCATCCTCCACGCCGCCCGAGCCAGTCGGATCGGCGTTTTCCCTGCGACGTCTGCGCTTGCCTGTTGATCTGCCCCGCGGGATCCGCAGAGGCGTCAGCGACGCCGAGCTGATCCTCGAGGTCACGCCATTTCTCGTCCGTCCAGCGATCTGCGCCCACGATCCAGGCGGCGGCGCGGGCATAGACCCGGCAATCCAGCGCCTCGTTGCGTTCCCGCAGCTTTTGCCATTCCAGCCGGGCGAAGCCGCGCTTGGTACGCACGGTGACCAGTTGCTCGGCGACGAACTGCTTCAGCCATTCATTCTCGACCCAATGCGGCAGATGGACCGTGCCGGGTGAGAACGCCGCGCCGTCGGCGCGTTCCTCATCCGTCGGCCGTTCCAGCCGCAGAAACCGATAGGTCTCGGCCTTGAACGTCGATACCGCCACGGTCCAGAGGCGCGCGCCACGGCGCAGCCTCTTGCCGCCCTCGGTCGCGTCCACATAGGTTGGGCCAGACACCGGGCTTGCCCGATTGAACCCTTCGACGCCCTTTACGGGGGCCACTTGCGCGAAGCCTTGCGCCCGTGACCAGCCATAGACCGCAGGGGCCTCGTAGCCGGTATCGATGGCGAGCCGCGCGATCTTCAGATGCGCACCGCGCTCGTGCGGCCACGTCCGGTTCAACAGCGCAGTCAGATCGCCCCAGGCTTCATGCCGGTCCGGTCCACCTTCGATGACGATGTGATCGACGAGCCAGCTTTCCAGCCCTCGGCCCCAGGCCCAGATATCGACCTCGATCCGGTCTTTCTGGACGTCGCCGCCTGCCGTCAGGAACAGCCCACCTGCTGGAACCGTGCCCGATTTCCAGCGCTCGCGGCGGTCGTAGAGCCGCTGCCAGTCCGGTGCTTCGCCGGTTTCGACCCATGTCTCGCCGAGGATCGTGTTGCGGAACGCCTTGATTGCCTCGTCCGACCCCTGCGCCGCGTCCCATGCCCGCACGATCCGCTCCCAACTGAGCCAGCCGATCGGCGAATAGAGCGCTGAGAGGTGATAGCCGACTGTGCCGGGATCGGCGGCGACGGCGGTCGCCCGCCATTCGCCCCCCTCCAGCATCGCCGTCTTGTGGTGTTCCGCGATGGGCGTGTCGCAGCCCTCGCAGTGATATTCCGCCGTCTCCGGGCGACCTTTCTGCCAGCGCAGCCGGTCGAATTTCAGCCACTGTGCGTGGCCACAGTGAGGGCACGGCACGAAGTAGCGGCGCTGGTCGCTTGCCTCGAACTCGCGCTCGATCCGGCTGAGCCCCCGGATCGTCGGCGTCGAGACCAGGAACACCTTTCGCCGATGGGCAAATGTCAGCGACCGCGCTTCGGCCAGCGTGACCGGATCGCCTTCGTCGTCAGCGGAGGCCGGATAGGCATCAACCTCATCGAGGAAGATGTAACGCGCGGGCGTCGAGCGAAGCCCGACCGCCGAGTTTGCCCCCGTCATGATCAGGATGCCGCCCGCGAACTCCTTGGACAGCATGGTATTCCCGGCGTCGCGGGATCGCGCCGGTTTGACCCGCTCGCGCAATTCCGGACTCTCGTCGATCAGCGGATCGATTCGCTGCCGCGAGTTGCGTTTCGCCAGTTCCACGGTCGGTTGAACCGCCAGCATCGGCCCCGGTGCCTGGTGGATGGCAAAGCCGATCCAGTTGTTGCCCGCTTCGGTTGCGCCGACCTGCGCGGCCTTCATGAAGACAATCCGCTGTGTTGGATCGCCGGGTGAGAGCCGATCCATGATCTCGCCCATATAAGGCGTGCGCGCCGTGCGATACCGACCCGGCTCGGCCGACGCGCGGCCCGAAAGCATCCGATGTCGGTCCGCCCATTCCGATACGGTCAAGTCTGGATCCGGCGTGAGGCCCGCGCCCCAGGCGCGCAGGATCTCTGCTGCGCCGTCGAATTCCAGCATGTCGTCCGTTTCACCGGAGATCGGGTTTGACCTCGGCAAGATCGTCGAGCTGGGCACGGACATGTTTCTCCAGGACTTTCTGCATCGCGGCGGGCTCGACGCCCAGATCGGCCGCCATCAACGCGGCCGCACGAGCGGGCCAGTTGACCCAGACATCGCGCTCCTGCCGCGCCAGCCGGAAGACCAACGAAAGAGCGCGGGCGCGGTCAATCAACTCGCCCTTCAGCTTTTGCAGCCGGAGGCGGCGTTCCTGCGCCTTGAGCACTTCATTGGCTGTCTTGGCCTGCAGGAACGTCGTGCCGCTACCGACCGGCGGTGTCGCCATTCCTTGTTCGCGCAGGGTTTCGCCCACGGCCGAGACTGCCGCCTCCGGGACGGGTTTGAGCTTCAGCCTTGGTGCCTTGCGGGTCTTCGACGGATCGGTCGCCCGCGCGCGCAAAGCATCGCTGGCCTCTGCGTCGATGCTGCCATCACCGTGTATTACCAGCCGCCCCGTCGCTTTGGCTTTCTGGATTGCTCCACGCGAGAGGCCGACGCGGGCGGCGTATTGGCGCTCGCTAAGACCCTCCATGGCGCGCTCCGATTATCATTCAAAATCATTTGCTTATGTAGTTGATAAGCCTCCGCACCAGAGCGAACGTGGTCTCAAGAAAACGATGCAACTCACCACGGAACCGCCACGATGACCCGCCTGAACCCGATCACCACACCCCGCCACCAACTGCGCGCCGTGAAGGCTGCGCGGAACAAGGAGGCGGCCTTGAACGCCTTCATCGGCAAGAAAGCCGAAATCGACGAGATGCTCGCCCGCTTGTCGAGTCTGATCGACGACCACTTCAACGCCGACCCCGACGAGATCAACTGGGGCCATGTCGGCACCCTTGAGCATTACGCAAGCCTCCTGAAGCGCATCACCGACAGCGCCTTCAGCGAAGGCGAGCACGCGGAATGACCGGAGCCAACGTCATGGAAACCAGCACCATCCGCATTGCCATTCGCGGCCTCAACGAGCCTTGGGACACGAGCCGCATCCCGGCGGTTCTCGACGAGATCGAAGCATCGCTCCGCGAGGAAGCCGACATTCCCGCGCGCCTCACCGCCGACACCATGACAATCGCCATCGACCGTCTTACGGACGCCGCAGCGCTCCTACGGGACCTCGGACTGATCTGACCTTGGGCCGACGCCCGAACTCTGGCCGCGCACCCTGCGCGGCTTGGGGTCGTAGAAGACCGCGACGGTCGCGGTCCGAACACGGAGACGACCCCATGACCAAGCTTTCCGACACCCAGACGATCATCCTGTCCCGAGCGGCCCGGAACGAGGACCGCATTGCCCTGCCGCTGCCTGACAGCCTGCGCGGCGGAGCCGCCACCAAGGTGGTCGGCGCGATGCTCGCCAAAGGCTTCCTCGAAGAGGTCGACGCCGACATGCGCAAGAGCGAGTCCATCTGGCGCGAGACCGGCGACGGTCACGGAGTCACGCTGGCCGCCACCGACGCTGGCCTCGCAGCCATCGGCATCGAACCCGGGGACGCGAACACCGCGCCTGCGGGCGCGACGGACGCTCCGGCAGAGGAGCCCGTGCAGAACGCCCCCACCGGACCCGAAGCCTCGCCCAAGACGCGCACGCCGCGCGAGGGCACCAAGCAGGCGACGCTGATCGCCATGCTGCGCGCGCCGGACGGCGCGACCATCGAGGAGATCATGGCCGCGACGGGCTGGCAGTCGCACACGGTGCGCGGCGCGATGTCCGGTGCGCTGAAAAAGAAGCTCGGGCTCGAGGTCAACTCGGAGAAGGTCGAGAACCGGGGACGGGTTTATCATATCGAGCGCTGATTTCAATCGGTCGCGCCACCGAAGTCCCGACTATAGGGAAGCCGTCGCCTTGTGAGCGGCGGCTTCGTCGCTCCTAACCGGATCGCCTCGAACAGCCGCCGCAAGGCGAAGGAACGGCCGATCGACACGATGGTGAAGATGGCCCCCATCTTCAGGTTCTGCGCCAGAGTCGTGTGCAGCCCGAAAATCGGGAAGATAAGGATCTGGGTGGCGACCGCGACCCCGTAGCCGACGATCACATTGGCGACCGACTCGACCAACGACATGACGCGCGATTGCTTCATGCGGCCGCTTCCTCGTCGTTCGCGGGCTGGCCCAGCCGCTCTGCTTTGGACTCGGCAAAGGTCCGGCCGTCGCCGTCAAGGATCGCATCGCGGCCGGTGTCAGCCTGCCAGCGTTCGACGGCGACATCGATATAGGCCGGGCTGATTTCCATCGCGAACACGCGCCGCCCGTTCGCCTCGCCTGCCATGATTTGCGAGCCGGAGCCACAGAACGGCTCGTAGCAAAGCCCTCCGCGCGCCACATGCTGGCGCATCGGAATCCCAAACGCGTCCAGCGGTTTCGGCGTCGGGTGGTCAGGCCGGTCGTCCTTGGCGAAGCTGGGCAGCGCCCATGTGGACGGCAGCGTCTGTTCGGCCACCTTCGGCGGGCGGTTGGGGCGACGCCAGCCCATGAAGCAGGGTTCGTGCTTCCAGAGGTAATGCGACCGGGTCAGAACCCCGCGGTCCTTTACCCAGATGATCTGCTGGTGGACGAAGGCACCGGCCTTTTCCCAGCAGGCCTCCAGCATCGCCTGACGGCGGGATGCGTGCCAGCAATACCAGGCGGCGTCCTCCGCAATCGCCTCGGCGACCGCAGCGGCGATGAAGCCGTCGTAGAGCTCCGCCCCCTGAGAAGAGTCGTCCCAGGTCGTGCCATAGGACGCCGACCAGTCCTTGTTGCGAGTCGGATGGTTCGAGCCGTCGTAGTCCACCAGATACGGCGGGTCGGTCGCGAACAGGATCGCCCGCTCGCCGTTCATTAGGCGGCGCACATCGGCGGCGCTGGTGCTGTCGCCGCACAGCAACCGGTGATCGCCAAGGATCCAGAGATCGCCCGTTTGCGATGCCGGATTGCGCGGCGGCTCGGGAATGGTCACCGGTGGCACGGAGCCCCCGGCACCACCGTCTTGACCCTCCCCCTCCGGCACGTAAGCCAGCAGCTTGTCCAACTCGCCGTCCGAGAATCCGACCAGCGACAGATCGAAATCTTCGGCCAGCAGCTCGTTCAGTTCGGCCGAGAGCAGGGCCTCGTCCCAAGTGCCGAGTTCGGTCAATTTGTTGTCCGCGATCCGATATGCCCGACGCTGCGCCTCGGACAGATGCCCCAGCACGATCACCGGCGCTTCGGTCAGCCCGAGCTGCGTGGCGGCCAGCACTCGCCCATGCCCCGCGATCAGTTCACCATCGTCGGCCACGAGGCACGGCACCGTCCAGCCAAACTCCGCCATGCTGGCAGCGATCTTCGCGACCTGGTCTGCGCCATGCGCCTTCGCGTTTTTCGCGTAGGGCTGGAGCTTGGCCAGCGGCCAGGTCTCGATCGCGTCCGGGGCAAAGCTGAGCGTCATGATGTCGGTTCGCCTCAATGGGGTGGACCCCTGGCCTCCGGACACCCGCAGCC